GCCGATACATCGCTTTGGGATACGGCTCGTAACGATACGGCCCTTCCCAATACTCGGCATCATTCGGCGTCAACTGCCGCATTTCCCCGCGACTATCTTGAATTTCGGTCTGAATCATGAAACACCAGAAAGAAAGGGCCGAGCGAGATTGCCCGGCCCCGTCAGTTTACGCCTAGGTATCCGTCAGCGTAACGTTCGTCTTCCAGAGCACCAGCCATGCGAGGTTGTTGGCTTTGATGGAGAACCCATCGCCAATCGCCCCGCCGAAGGTCGCGATGTCCTGGTCGCCCGAGAAGCTGACTTCCGAGACCGCTCCAAGCGCGTCCACCGCGTTCAGCACGTAGGCATGCGCCGCCCCGGCCTGAATCGTGACCACTTGGCCTTCCTGCGCCAGCGTCGGGTCCGCAATCAACTGCGCCGTCGTCACGGTGCCGAGCACATTGACGAAGACGCCGCCCTTGCTGATCGGGATGACCAGCGTGCCACCCGTTGAGGTGTTGTAGGTGATGTGCTCGACGGTCGGCGCGAACGGAATCTGCACTTCTTCGCCCGCCGGTGGCGACGAGAAGTCTGACGGGTCTCCCCAGAAGACCTGAGCCCCTGAGATATGGGCGCGCTGGGCCGTTCCATCCTGTCCGCACAAGACAGGCACCAAGCCACCGACCGCATCGGCCGAGGCTTTGAACAGTTCGCTGTCGATCATGAACATCTTGCCGCGGGTCATCCCCGTGGTCGTCGCGATCGACAGGGTCGTATCGCTGATGGCCTTGGCCCCGCTGAGTGTCGTTTCTGCTAATGCCATCGTTATGCTCCCTGGATCCGAACGACCCATTCCGGCCGGTAAGTCTTCCAGCCGTAAATGCAATCAATTCGACAGAGGTTCTGGTCGCTGAGTGCGTTCCACTGTTTCGCCATCCGCAGCGCAAAACCCAACGGCTTGCTCTGGATGCGCTCGGCAATCGCGCCGCCTTCCGGCATGATGAGGTCCGCCATCACCATCACGACGGCTTCCTTGACCCAGCCGAGGCCCTGAGCGCCCGTGACCGCCGACGTGCCGACGACGGTAATGACTGCGTTGTCGACCGGCGACTGCGTGACGGTCTGCAACTGACCCGACGTGATGATCGCCGGCTTGATACTGACCGTGATCGCGCCCGTGGTATCGCTGATGCGCTGCGTGACTTCAAACTGCTGCAGCGAGCCCGTGCTCTGGTAGTTCTGCGGATTGACCGCAAAGACACCCGACGTGCCAGCCACCGCCGATGGTCCCAGCGTGAAAATGGTGCCTACGGTCAGCGTCGTGCCGCCAGAGGTCCAGCCATCCGTGATCAGCGTGCTGCCGGTCTGGTTCGCGCCATTGACGAGCGGTGTGCCGCCATATGTCGCATTCGTGAACCGCGCGACGTTCTGGTCCCAGAACCATTCTTTGAACCCGAGGACGTTGCTGGCGTAAATGCCCTTCTCGAACGAATCGCTGATCGTCCCCTGCGGATTGAACAGCGCGAAGTTGGCATTCGTGATGGCCGCCTGCATGTCCGGGTTGGTAATCACCATCCGGCGCGGAGGCGCGGCGTTGTTCGACAGGAGCGTATTCGCCGCGAGATACGTGCTATTCGCGGTAGGATTCGATCCCGGCGTGCCGACGCTGTTGTAGACCTCGAGGAAGATGCGCGAGAGGCCGTCGAAGTCGATCGTGTTCGCGAGCTGCACCGATGCCGGCTCAATGTAACGACCCGTGTAGTCGTCGACATCGACCGTCATCTGGAACGACGAGAAGGAAATCCCGACGTTCGCCTGGTCGGTCAGCGTGACCGGCACGATCTGGTCGGTAATGCTCTGCTGTTGAAACGCTTGACCTTTCGTGGTCTGGAAGCGTTGCGGCAGACGCAGATTGATGGTCGCGCCCACTTTGGCGCCGGCCTGCACGAAATCGTCGTCATACGTCCGATCGACGTTATTCGCGAACTTGAGGTTGTTGATCGCGATCCGCCCGACGCGCTTCAGCGTCCACAGCGGGGTAATGAGCTGGTTGGCCACGAAGGGCCTCCCTTACCAGCGGCTCTGTTCCCTGCGTTTCTTTTCTTTGGCGTTTTCGATCCGGATGTATTCCGGACTGAAGTCCATCTCGTCAGGGTCCACAGGAGTCGCACTCGCCGTGCCCCCGACCCGATGAATGGGAGGGTTGGCTGTTGATGGCTTAACCGACGAGGCTGCATCAGGTCGTGAAGCGACAGCACCCGCGGTTACAAGGGTTTCGAGATAGCGCCGCATCACCGGGGCAGCATCGAGCGGAGTGGTTGAAGACTCCTGCGCAAGCTGGGCGCAATCCTCAGGATGCGTGCTGAGGTATCGCACAATGTCGACGGACTTCGGAGAGGTCAACAGCACGCGTTCCATGACCGGCGAGACAGGTGGATCATTCGCTTCAAGCGCCTGTTGCAAGACCGGATCGGACGCGCGTGCTTCTTTCAAATTCTGATGATAGGTGTCAACGATTTGACGATACTGCCGCTGTTGTTCCAGCACCGCATAGCGGTAATCGGCTCGAGCATCGGTGTAATCGTCGTAATCCTTGCCAGGATTCGTCTGCGACCACGCATCCCAGCCGGGGAACCGGCCGTTCTGCGGCTGTGGCTGCTGGGATGCTGGATCAGCCCGTTCAGCCGGTCGCTGCGCCCGTTCAAGGGCTTCCAAGCGTGTTTTGAGTGAGGCCGCCTCTTCGCGAGCGAGTCGCGCGTCTTCCTTAGCGGCGGCCTCTTTCGCGGTCGCCTGCTGGACACGTGCTTGTGGATCATTGCGCGGCTTGCCTGAGCGCGGCTTGAATTTGCCGGATTCGTCCCGATCGGCGGTTGGCGCCGTCTCAAGGGGCAATTCCGGGGTTGCCTCTAGTGGCTCATTGGCTGGGACCGGGTCGGAGGTCTGGAGTGCGTCTGGCTGGCGTTCGCTGTCGGCCGTCCACAACTCGTCCGACGCATGCGCCGGCAGCGCGTCAGCGGGTGTTTCGGTGTCGACTGGACTCATGAAGCGGCTCTATATTGCGTCAATGTCTTGACAGGTGTCAATACGACTTTCCGACTTTCGACAGTGGTTTCGCGCCTTTGACGTGCTGCGGCTTGCCCTTTTCGCTGCCGACGGCAAAATCATGCAGTTGCTCATGCGTCATCGAGGCGCGCAGCTTCTTCGCCATCGGGAAATTGGCGCCGTGTTCGGCTGCGCCCATGAGTCTCTGTTGCGCCTTCGATTTAGCGGGCATGGTAAGCCTCTATCGCTTTCGCCAATGCTTGGCGGTCTATTTCATCGGCCAGTGCTTGCACTGAACGAGAGACGATGGCTTTGCACTCATCGCAGAGATAGCCAGTTGGCTCAGGCTTCCACTTCCCGAGCACCATCAGCGCAGCCTGCTCGCCACTGACCGGCCCATGCAGATCGCAGCGTCGTTCCATCACCGTCCCACCTTCGACAACGGCTTACCCATCCCTGGATATTTTCGCGCCACGGCCGCATTCACGGCCGCTTTCTCAGCCGGCGTGCCGAACTGCGACACCCGCGCCTTCGCATTGGCGGCATGCGAGCGATCTTCAATCGGGTAGCGACGTCCCGGCAGCGCAAACGACTTCGTCGGAATCTCTTTGCGGGCGTGCGCGGTCAACTTAGCCATGCGTTACCCCGCTTGTCTCAGACAATCGGTAGGAATTAATCAAATAGCCTTGCACATTGTGCGTTTTTCGCTCGACCCATTGCAGCCAGACACGATCACCGCCAGTGCGCCAGCCAGCCGCTCGTGGTAATTCTACTGGATACCATGCAAACCATGCATGCCAGTCACGCTCTCCATCGTCAGGCGTCCATCTCATGAGAGCGCCTCCACTTGCTGCCGTTGCTCCGGCGTCATCGCAATCACCACATCCAGCCAATCGACTTTGTGCCGACTCGCCATGCCTTTCGCCTTCTTCAGCCGCGCGGCATCGATGCCCTTCGCGCTAAAGAGGCGTGCAATGATCAGCGCCGCACCATTCGGAATCGTGCGCTCCATGTTACCCAAACAGCGCGGCCATGCCGAACACAAACGCGGCTGCCGCGGCTGCAGCCTGAATGCAATCCAGCACAATATCCGCGAGACTCACGTAGTGCATCATCGTCCACTCCAGGTCGTCGGTTCAAAGTAATCACTGCAGCCGTTCGGGTCCACTTTCGCGAACTTACCACGCATCGACAGGCCAAACTCGCCATCTTTCGCCAGCGCGATAATGTCCGGTTGCCGGCAACTGTCCGCCGCGGCGTAATACTCGCAGTGGTCGCAGCGGAAGGGTGCGTGCTCGCCGCTCATGTAGACCCGATGGGCGTCAGTAGCCATACGGCAGCAGCACCGGCAACACTACGCGTGTCATCAAGTATTCATTCACGTCTTTAAGAGACGAATGTTGCAACAGTTCAAGTGGTGGCAGTTTGAAGTCATATCGATCGGTCACGATGACATCGCCATCGCGATAACAGTGACGCGCCGGATCGCCCAATGGAACGGAGGGATCAATTCTATGAGCTAACGAAATGACGCGGCGACCTAACCACCGCTCGTCAAACTCCACTTCAGCCATTATGCTCCCTGACCGTTATCCGTCGGCTGTGGCGCGAGTGCCGCCGCTTGCTGACCCTGCTCGAGCGCCTGCTGATGACCCAACTGCGCCATGTTCAGTTCATGCTGCCGGTCGAGCGCGGCCTGATTCGCCGCCTGCGCATGTTCCCGGCCCTGAGTCGCCGCTTCATGGATCTTCCCGAGATGGTCCGCGATCGCGTTCATGTGCAGGTCGAGCTGTTTGGCCAGTTTACTCTCGAGCGCATCGACATACGACCGGAAGTTTTCCGCATCGACCTTGGCTTGTGAGGCTGACATCGTGGCCGCCGCCGCAATGTTGGCTTTCTCGAGCGCGACCTGGTTGGCCTGCTGGCTACGTTGTGTCTCAGCCTGCTCCTGAAACTGCGTCTTCTGCAGGTCGATCTGGCCCTTCGCCTGCGCTTCGGCCTGTTTCGCCGCCGTCTGGCTCTGAAGCTGCTGCTGCAACTGCTGCACCTGCTGCTGGAGCTGCATCACTTCAGGATTCGGCCCTTGCCCATCGTCATACGCCCCGGCTAACTGCGGCGGCAGCGACTTCTTCGCAATATCGGCCAGTTTCAGCGCATCCGGCGTATCGAGCGACTCGATGAACGCCGGCGCCAGCGCCGCGGCCATCTCCGGTGGCACGACTTTCATGATGTTCTGAATCGCATCGTTCACCGCTTCGCGCTTCGTGGCGAATGACTTGCCGACCGTTGGCGTCGTGCTGAACGAACCTTGCGACAGATCGATATACATCACGTCCAGCATCTGCGGCTTGCCGTCTGGTCCCGGCGGTCCCGGCAACTGCTTGGGCACCGGCTGCCCCTTTTCCCAATTCGGCAGGGCTTTCATCGGCTGACCATCTGGCCCTTCGACGTAGGGATAGTTCAGCATCACCATCCGGCGCTTCTCATCGAGGCCGAGCGCAGGAACGAGGCGGCCCGGTCGATCGAAGATGCGTGGAATCAGGTCACGCACGACCTTGCCGTCGTAGTGGAGCGTGATATTAACAAAATTGTCCATGTAGCCGCTGGATCCGACTTCGGCTTGCCCTTGTAATGCTTGGATCGCTTTGCCTGAACGGTCATGTGGGTCCAACTGTCCGAGGGCTACCGGAGGAATACCTGATACCGTATGCACATCGTCTTTGGCAGACTGTGCCGCGACGGTCATGGCCTGAATCGCCGGTTCTTGCACGGTGCGCTGCGGCAATGGTAGCAACTGCCCAGCCCGGTCATACGCTGCCTTAACGGGCAGAATGAAGAAATCGCGCACCGCTGACTGCTTCCACCATTCCAGATACGGCTCAATCGTCTCCATAAATCCGATGTATGGAGCTTTTGTGGCCAACGCAATAGCCGACACTTGCGCCGAGCGCATCACGTTGTAACTCGTGGCGGCATCTTTCGCTGGCCTGACATAGCCTTGCCACCGTCGCTCGCCGTTCACATTCGATTCTTTGCCGATAGTCGGCACGATGGGAATAAACTTCCCGTTCCACTCGACCGGCGGCTCGAGATATTCGACGGCGTTGATCTTCGACCACATGATCACGCGGTCGACGTGCGGTCGACGCATGCCCTTCTGCACGGTGACGCCTGTGGGGAGTTCGTCACCCTCGAAGCCGACCGTGTTATCGCTGCGCAGCACCTTGTAGCGCGTCCGCTCCGTCACTTCCCAATACTCGGCAATCCGGATGGTCTTGCCGGACTCTCCGTTGTCATCGGTCGGAAAGACCCAGTTTGGCTGCGCATCGCCTACGGCTGTGAGCTCGCCGGCATCGTAATCGGTCAGGTCTGAATCGGGATATTCGGACTTGTAGCGGTCCAGCGGAATGTCTTCGGTGACATACAGCCGGCGCCCATCGCTGAAGTCTGGCTCTTGGCAGGTCTGGTCCGGATAGACGCTCGCCTGATTCAGAATCCGGCGCCAGCAGAGGTTCTGGTCACGGAATGACGCCTCATCGTTTGGATCCTCATCGGCATATTCGGTATCAATCCGATACCATCCCATGCCGGCCTTCTCCGCCCGGTCGGCCGCCCAATTTCGCGCGATATTGGCCCGGCTTTCCTCTTGCGCGGCTCGAACGATGTCCTCGAACACTTCCGCGACATCCTGCGTCGACCCGCCACCCTTCGGCGCGAACGTCAGCGACAGCCGTGCATTCCGCCGAGTATTGGCGAGCTGGTCGCCTGGGCCGATGAGTTGATTGATGACAATCGTAGGCTTCGGAGGGGTCGGAGGCAGGCCGTTGACCGCTTGGTTGCCGGCTCGCTGCGTCTTCACGGTCGGATCAAACTGCTCGTCCCACTCGACGAACTTGAGGTCTTGCATCTCGCGTTCGCGCTGCTTGGCAAAGTAGGTCGCTGAGGCTTTGAAATAGTCGAGGGCTTTCGCATGGCGCTTCTTGAGGTCGGCCACGTCGTCTGGCTTGCGAGAGTCGGCATCAGGCACGAACTTACGCGTCTTGCGGCCGGTGTCTTCTTCGAGGTCGACGGGAGGCGCCATTAGCGACTCGTCCACTGCGGGTCAATCGGCAAGAGTAGGCCCGTGCTCGCATTACTGAGGGACCGACCTAACTCCTGTGCATCCGATTGGGCAGGTGCGACCTGCCATGCTTGCGCGGCCAATCCGAGACGATTCGGTGGCACGCACTTGATGTGATACAGATTCACGCTCCATGCTGGAACACGATGCCGACGACCGTGCGGCACTTCCACC